CTCACGAGAGTCGCTGCGGCGTCGGACGTGTCACCGCGGCAATGCAGTTCGAGGGCGACGCGTACCTCGCGTCCGGCGCCGCTCTTAGTGCTCCAGTCAGTGCTCGCGCTGGCGGCGAGCGCCAGCCAGGGCAGGGCGGTGCGCGCGGGCGCTTCCTCTGCGATGGCGTTGAGTTGCAGCGCGAGGATCGGATCGGCGCGCAGCCATCCGACCAGAGCGGCACGAAGGGCTATTTCCATGGCGAAGCTCCCTTGCCGAACAGCGGCCAGAGCATTCCGGCACGGCGCCAGCGCAGCGCGGGTTCGCTGCGCGATCTTGCGAGCCGCGCTGCGGCGAGCGCGCGGGCGCGCGTCTGCAGCCGTGCGGCGAGGGCGGTGAAGTCGGTGGTGATCATGCCAGGCGCACCCGGCGCCAGGGACGCCAAAGCGCCACCACCGAAGCCGGCGGGATCGGCGCGGCGCCGGAACCCTCCCGCTCGCGATGCTGGTGTGCGGCGAGGCGGATCACGCCGTGGCGCAAGGCTTCAGGCAGTTCGCCCCACGAGGGCGCGAGCCCGGCAGTGAACCGCACCATCATGCGGCCGGGCTCGGATGCGAAGAGCCGCACGCGGGCACTGCCGTCTGCCTCCAGCTCGAGGGCATAGGCATCCGCGTCCAGCGCGGTGCCATCGCTCCGCTCGACGGCCAGCACCGACACCACGGGGCGGGTCGCCAGCATCTGCCAGCCGCTTTGGGGGGCCAGCGCTTCCCGGCAAGTCTGCACCAGCGGCATGCGGCCGGTGAAGCTCTCGCAAGTCTCAAGCGCCGCTGCGAGCAAGTGGGCGAGGGATACATCGTCCGCCGCAACGGTGATGCCGAGCCACTGCTTCAGCTCGGCCAGCGCCGCGGACGGCAGGACGGCCGGCGTGATGATGGTACGTCTCATCAGGGTACTCCAAGCATCGTTCCCAATCGGGGCGTGACCGTCGCGGCAGATGGTGGAGGGGGCGCTCACCACCCCCTCCGAGAAGCCTCAGGCCGCGATCTTGAGCAGCTTGATCGCGTCGCTATCGAGCACTTGGCCGCCGATCCGCTTGGTGGCGTAGAAGTGGACGAACGGCTTGTTGGTGAAGGGATCGCGCAGGATCGACGTGGCCGAGCGCTCCGCGATCAGGTAGCCGGCGCGAAAGTTGCCGAAAGCGATCGGGAAGGCATTGGCGGCGATGTCGGGCATGTCCTCGGCCTCGACCACCGGATATCCGAGCAGCCGGTCCGGCTGGCCCTCGACCAGGCCCGGCTGCCACACGAAGGCGCCATCGGCGGTCTTCAGCTTGCGCACTTGGGCCAAGGTCGTCGCGTTCATCACCCAGCTCGCGCCCTGGCGGTGCCCGGCCTTGAGCGCATGGACCAGGTCGATCAGCTTTTCCTCGGGCTGCGCGCCCAAGCCGGTCGCATTGCCCGAGCCGAGGAACTGCAGCGTTCCGAATGTGCGTGCCGCATCCTCCGCCGCGCTCGGCGTCCCCACCAGGAACCCACGCGGGCGGTTGGTGCCGTTGCCGCTGACGAAGGCGGCGCCTTCGGCCCGGGCGAACTCCATCGCGATCTCATCCGCCAGCCAGCTCTCGAGGTCGAAAGCGGCATCGTCGAGCATGGCCTGGCTCGCCGCCGGGTTGGCGTAGAGTTCGCCGGAGGGCGGCGCGATCTCGGCGAACGAGGGCGTAGCCGTCTCGGGCCGCGCCGCGGTTTCGCTCACCCAGCCAGACGCGGTGCCGCCGGTGGTGATCAGCTTGCGGTATCCCGCAGTGCCGGTCTGCACCACCTGGGCGATGCTGCGGATCGGGCTCACGTCCTTGAGCCGGGCGGCGATCAGTGCATCGATCTCGCGCGGGACGGCATAGCCGCCATCCGCCGCGACGGCGCCGCTCAGCGACTTGATCTCGCTCTCACGACCCTGGCGCAAGTAGCCGTCGACGAAGCCCTTCACCTCCGGGCTGGCGACCGCGCCGCCGATCATCGGGCGGACGGCAGCGCGACCGACACGGTCGAGACGGGTCTTCACGTCTTCCACATCGCTGCGCAGCGCGGTGACGGCGGCGTCGGTGGCATCCTGGCGCGCGACCAAGTCGAACGAGGCGTCGAGAATCTGGGTGTCTTCCATGGGTACTCACCTTTCGTGTTGATGGTTCTTCACCCGCGTTCGGGTCACCCCTCGCGCACGCCTTCGATTGCCAGGTGCACGCGGGCACCGTGCTGGAGGGGGTGGGTGACGAGGCTCACTTCGAGGAGCTCGACCTCGATCAACTCGCGCCCGGCTGGGGTGTATGCGGCCTTGCAGGTTCGGTAGCCGAAGCTCAGCCCGGTCACCGCGCTGCGCTTGAGCGCGCGCCCGGCCACACCTTCGGCATTGTCGATCTCGGCGATCACCCGCAGCCCGCGGTGGTCTTCGGCAGCTTGCTCGACCCAGCCGATCCGCTGTTCGGGCCGGTGCTGCCAGTAGAGCGGCACGCGATCACGCCGCGCTGCCAGCGTCCGCGCAAAGGCGCCCGGCCGGATGGCGTCGCGGCTCGCGTCGCGCTTGCCGAACAGCGCCGCGTAGCCCGCAAAGCGCATCACTTGAGCAGCCCCGTCACACCCAGCCGTACCGCAAGGCCCAGCACCAACAGCGCCAGCAGCCCGCGCACGATCCAGCCGATCGCCGCCGTTCGCGCGCTGGCCTTGGCATCGCGCCAGGCGCGCAGCAGCTCGCGCAGTTCGGACATGTCCTGCGGCGCCCGCGCATCGTCCAGGCCGATGCTCGCCAGGGTGCGTTGGGCACCCAGCTCGCTGGCTTCCTCGACGATCGCCCGCAAGGTGACCAGATCACCCCCGTCCTGCGCCGCTTGCGACAGCAGACCGGCGAGCATGTCGTTTCTGTTCATGCTTTGTTCCCTTCATCTTTCGCCGGTAGGCCCAGCATGGCGCGCTTCTCGTGCGGGTCGAGGAAGTCGGCGGCGGTGACTTGTGCCCAAAGCCGCTCGCGGTCCTCCGCCAGCGCCGGCACCCGATCGAGATCGATCGCCAGCGTTTCGCCGGCGAACCAAGGCGAGAGCCCCTCGGTCAGCGCGCCGAGCAGCTTGGCGGCAAGCGGCAGCAGGGTGAGCCGCCACAGCGCCCTGTTCGCCTCGCGGTAATTGGCGTAAGTCGCGTCGCCGGGCAGCCCCAGCAGCATCGGCGGCACCCCAAAGGCGAGCGCGATGTCGCGCGCGGCGGCGGCCTTGAGCGTGGCGAAGTCCATGTCCGCCGGGCTCAGTGCCATCGCCTGCCACTTCAGCCCGCCTTCGAGCAGCAGCGGCCGTCCCGCATTCGCGGCGCCGGCATAAGTCTGCGCCAGCTCCTCACGCAGGCGGTCGAACTGCTCGCCGGTCAGCGTGGCACCGTCGCCCCCATCGTAGACCAGCGCGCCCGAAGGTCGGGCCGAGTTCTCCAAAATCTGCCGGTTCCAGTCCGCCGCGGCATTGTGGATCGCCACCGCTTGCTCCGCCGCGATCAGGCAGCCGGCGCCGTGGTGGTCGTCCGCCGGGTGGAAGTGGCGGATGTGGATCAGGTTGGGCGCGGCCTGATCGTCGTCGATCGGGATCGTCACCGAGCGCCCGGCTACCGTGTACGTCCAGGCCGAGGGCCAGCCGTCTGGCCCCGCCACCACACCCATCCGCTCGGGGCGAAGCGCGAAGAGCTCTACCGGAACGCCACGCGCGTCCTTCAGCACTTGCACGAAGGCATTGCCGTGCAGCAGCAAGTGCGAGGCGAGCGTCTCCAGCAGCGACTGCCCGGCGCTCGTCGCGGAGACCAGCGCGGCGAGCTTGGGATCGGCGGGCAACAAGGGCGCGCCGGCGATCCCTTCGGCCACCAGCCGGACTGCGCGCTGCGCCACCGGGTTCTCCAGATACGCGCGCCGCACCGCAGCGTTGTACTCGAATGGCGCCCGCCCGCCGCCGCCGCCCGCGACGTACCACGGCGACGACGGACCTCTGCCTAGAGGCACGCGCTTGTCGGCGCCCTTGAAGGCCGTCACCAGAGCTTGGACGAACGACATCGCATTTCCCTTCTTGAATCTTGTGCGTCAGGCCCTGCCCAAGGTCCGCACTCGCGGCTCGGCCTGCCGGCCCAACATCAGCTCGGTCAGCGCCCAGACCAGCGCATCCGCACGGTCCGGAGAGCGCCCGGGTCCTTCGTAGCGGCCGCCGCTGATCAGGCCGCACATCTCGTCCTCCAGCGCGGGGAACACGCCCGCATGGCGCACGCGGCCCGCTTCGTAGAGCGCCGCCACCGGCTCGGCCCGGGCCACCTTGCCGCGGCTGGCGTGCACCAGCTTGACCGGCAGCGTGATGCCGGTTGCCTGCAGGACGCTCCGCACCATCGCGCCGCCCTGGTTGGCCTCGGCGATCACCCGGTCGGCGTTCCAGCTCTCGCTGACTCGCGCCGCCTTGCGCGCCCAGCGTTCGGGGCTGGGCTTGAGCAGCGAGCCATCGTGCAGCACGTGCGCAATCCCGTCCTCGGCCAGCCCGACCACGACGATGCCGCAAGCGTCGCCACCGTCCGAAGCTGGAGGGTCGACGCCCACCACCACGCGGACCATCGCCGGAGCGGCAACCTCGCGGCAGTCCTCGATCAGCGCCCGCGTCCACAGCGCACCGGGTACGTCCTCGATCAGTTCGCCGTCTAGCTCCTGGCGGCCCAGCAGCGAGCGCCCGAAGCTGCGGCGCACATCACGCACAAAGCGCGCCGGCAGGTTGGCAACGTTCTCCTCCATCCTGCCCCGGGTAACCGCAATCTCCGCGGGGCCTTGCGCCAGCAGTCGGCGCATCAGCGGCACCGCGCGCGGCGTCGTGGTGGCAACGATCCGGGGGCGCTCGCCCA